GAATTCTTCTAATAAGTCTAAATCTAAAAATATTTCAAACTTCTTCTTTATATCGCCTTTAGCTGTGAATGCTTCGAAGGATACTGCTTCTAAAGTATCCTTGGCATCCGTTATCTTTCTTCCAGCTGGAGAATCAATGAAAGCAGCCTCTATTGCCATAAAACCTACTTTATTAAGTTTTACGAACTTTAACCATTCTTTATATGCTAGTAGAGTTCTAAACTCTACTGCTGCTAAAGTAGTATCAGATCCATGTCCTAAATTCCATTGATTAGAAAATAAAGGAGAATTTGGACCTATTATATCTAAAAGGTCTTTTCCGAATCCAGCAGCGTCTGTGCCTCTGGCTATTTTATTCTTCCAGTCATGTACAATACCATAACTCTTTGCATTATAGTAGTTGTATCCTTTGGATACTTTAAAGTCTTTAAATTTATGATTTAAAGAATTAATAATAATAGTGGCGGCCTTGTTTGCAGCCGTAGTATCTAGCTCGTACAATACTTTTAAGTTACCGGCTAATTGAACACGGTTTACTCTAAAGCTTTGAGAGACCCCAGTTTTTTGTAACTTGGTCTTTCTTATGTCTTTATCTAATATTGTATCAAGTCTGACTAATAGTTTTTCTAGTGCTTTTTTAGCCATTAAACACTCCTGTACAAATCAAGTATACGTTTGATATGTGCAGGAAAATCAGAAGGTTTATCTGTTGGAGTTGTACGCGAAGAAAGGGTTATACCAGCAGAAACGGATTTATGTGGTGTAGACTCTTTCTTAAAATAGTAAGTAACTAAGTCGAATGCAGCTAACTTGAGGTCTTCTGGTGTAGAAGAGTACCCTCCAGTATAAGTTACACGTATAGTATCAGGTCCTGCTGGAAATGCTGATGCATTTCCGAGAACCCCTAATCTTACTACCCGGTCGGATTCGGCGTCGAACATGTACTGAGGCTCAGCAACCCAAAAGTTGCCTGTGCTAGTACAGTTTGCCTCGTTGGTGTAACCGGTAGCACTGCAGGCTCCAGTCCATCTGTTGGCAGTAAAATCCCATGTATCACCTGCGGTGTGGCCGGTTGTTGCTCCAAAAGTAACTGTCAAACCATTTTCTAAAGCTTGAGCAGCACCTGTAATTTTGATTCCTGTTTTATACCAATTAGAACCTCCGTCCCTAGACCACTTGAATGTATCTGGGGTTCCAGTAGCTTCTAATGCTACCTTATATTTACGACCTACTTCTCCTTTGAGAGTATTTGACTGGTAGGGATTAAATGTTATATCATTTAGTCCTGCCCCTGCTACGTAACCTGGGACGCTATATCCATTAGTTACGTATTCAATACCGGTGGAGACGTCAGTATAAGTAACTGCATGACATGCAGACTCGGTCGCCTTTGTAGTATCACTACATTGTGGAGTGTTAGATATCAATAAGTGATAGTTTTCAGCATTTGCTAAATTATCTTCTACTGTATTTTTATCCAGTCTATTGGATTTACGTTCCTCTACTGAAACAATTTCCTTAATGGGAATTTCTGTAAGGTAAATAAAATCGTGACCACCACCATTAAAGTATTCTACTTTATTGGTTGAGTAGTAGTCAAGAAAAGACCTATTGCAATAGGTTTTTATAAGCGCACTAACGTGAGAGATGAGAGTATTTAACTTCGCATCATGATTTGTACTGCTGATGTTTGAGTAAGATTTGTAAGCACCCAAGTCAACTAAGTTAGCCATATGTTCCTTTTTTAATACGCTTGTAAAAACCTACAACCCCGAAGGGCTATAGATTTTAATTATTTACTACTTGTATACACCTACGGCTAAGCCACCAGATAAGTTACCCTCACCAGTACCGGTTCCAGCAATAATTTGCTTGAATCCGAAACGTTGAGTCGCAACTAATACACGAGCTTGCTTTTCTACATAGTATTCACTTTGTACAGTGAAACCACGTTGACGAGGAACTAAGAAGTTATCCTTCTGAACCATTACGCCCCAAACTTTACCTGCAGTATTAACATTTTCAATTTCCGGAGAAACCATAACTGCCATACCGTATACAGTACCTACTTGACCATTAAGCTTAGTAGCTTGTGCGCCAACTAAGTTAACATCAGCAAATTCAGGATCCTCTAAAAGATCCCAGTATGCGTTCTGTGAAACAACACATGCTAAACCGTCAGTATTAATACCGTACTTACCTAAAGCGCGACGAAGAACTAGAACGTCCTTAGCAGCAACTTTACCTGTAGCAGCAGTAGTTGCATCACCTCTAATAGCGATCTTAGTAAGACCCATGAATGGATCTGCAGGAGTTGCACCTGTATTACCATTTAGAAGTTGCTCTTCAATTTTACGTGCATGACCACGGACTAAAGAATCTTTCAAAAGAGGCATCATAGCAATGATTGAATCTTCATCGAACTCGTCGATCATGAAAGTCTTACTTGCCATTTTAGCTGTGGTTAAGTAGATCTCTGTTAGTGTAACAGTTTTCTCTGAACCAGTCGTTGCATCCGTACCATAAGTACTAGCACCAACCCAGCCTGCTTTAGCAGCGTCTGGAGCAATTGGTAGCGTCATTTGAGCGGCTTTCAATTGAATTTCACGGAATAAAGGAGCAACTACTAATTGTTCCTGTACTTCACGCTCAATGTTAGTTGAAATGATATGCTCATAGTCTGTAGAAGAAATCTGACCAGACTGTGCGCCTCCAATTAGTGATGTAGCATCACCGCCTGCTTTAAGTCTAAGACCTAAATCGCCAGCTTTCTCAAGCATTTCACGACCGTGTGCAGTTTCACCTAGCTGCTTACCTAAAAGAGAAGCAGTAAGTGCTGTTCTTTCAAATTGTGCATAATCAACCTCATAACCTTTAGTTCCGCTGTGATCAGAGAATTCCATCTTGCTTGTGCGGAGAGCTTCGATTTCTACCGCTTTCTCAGCGATCTCGTTTCTCATCTCGGTCATTACTTTTGTAGCATCTTCTTGCTTCTCAGTAATACGAGCCTCTAGTTCTTGGACCAATCTTTCAGCTCCAGTTTGTCCTAGTTTAACATAGTCAGCTTTCAAAGCTTCTTGAGCTTCAGTAGCTTTTACAGCATCTTCTGCAGCTACTTTAGCTTTAGCTTTGTCCTCTGCTTGCTTCATTGCGATGTCAGTTGCAGTTTTCTTGGCTACAGCTTCCATCATTTCTTTAATTTGATTTTCATCCATTATATTATTTTCCTGTTCTAAATGAGCACCTTGGGCGTCATCCTTAGCACCAGATGGTGCCTCATTTTTTACAAATTGAGATTTAAAAGCCTCAAACTCCTTCTCTGACCCATCAAAACTTTTAGCCAATGAGAAAAGGCTATCAGCGTTTGCTGGTATTGAAACAACCGATACTTCATGTAATTCTAAATCTTTTATTACAAAAATATCTGTGTCACTATCATAATCAGCATCTTTAACTCTAAAGCCTACTGAAAATGCTCGTAGTATACCTTCCTTTACAAGTTCGTAAACTTGTCCAGCCGATTTACTAATTTCTGCTTCTATCTTCAAACCTTTATCAGTTATTTCATGGCCTACCATTTTTCCGATAGGTTGTGACCTATCATGGTGTGCTAAAATAATTGGATTCTTCAAATAGTTTCCTAGTGCTGACTCGGTTTCCCAGGCTTCTTTTACAATGACATCGCCAACTCTGTCTTTGTCAGTTGTATTAGCGTACCCTTGAATGAGAATCTTACCGTCATCACTTTCTTCTGATTTTTCTGAAAAGAGGCAGTCAATAAAAAATTTAGTCTTCATCCTTCTTTCCTCCTTTCTTCTTTTTAACTTCTACTTTAGGTTTCTTCATCTTTACTTCCTTCTTTACTTTTACTTCCGGTTTAGGGGTATCCCTGAAACGAATTGCCATAAATCGATGGAAACGCAAATAAGAACCATACGCCCTATTGATTACTGGATAAGGTATTGGGACATTAGGATCTGCTCTATATTCAGCTCTATCTAATGCTTTTCCTACCTTAAAGAAGTAATCTAGTACGGTCTGTTCTAGTTCTGTTTTTGTCATATTTATTCCTCTGAACTTGGTTTAGGCTTCTTTGGAGCCCCACCTTCTTGACCTGTCACACCTGTTGCTGAACCGGATACATTAGCCGGTATTCTAACTGATGTGAGTTCCGGATCGTCTAAATCCTCTAACCTTAACTTTTTACGGGCCTCTGCTCCTGTCATAATACCATTATTAACTAATGCACTATAATAATCTGCTTCATCCTTAAGCTCTGGTCTCAGTGCCTCTACGTTTTGAACAATTATTTCTAAATCATACGAAAAGAATCGTTCGAGGCCTGATACTAACTTGCGTACTATAGGTACTACAGTATTCAAGTAAAAGAGTCTTAAATTAGGATTAATGTTAGCATTGTTGCCAGCATCAAGTAGAATTGGTGGAACGCCTAAAGCTTTTAATATTCGTGTTTCGTGAGCCTTCACCGCGTCTTCAAAATCTAATTCTCTAAAAGTATTCTGATTGATAGAATCTAACTCTAAACCGCCGTCTAAAATAAGAGGTCTCTTACCACCTGTCCTAGGATTATACTTTCTTCTCCAAGATTCTAAAAGTCTTTCTTTAACCTTAGCGGATAAAGTGTTAGGACTCTTAATAATAAGACCAGGGACAGCTCCATTAGTAAAGAAGTTGTCCTGAAAGTCTTGCATCTTAGAAAGTGTTTCTAAGGACCTACTTGCTGATGAGAGACGTGAATCTCCTCTAAAGATTGAGTTTGCTGAGTTTTCTTTAATATGTATGATTTCTGCTGGTTTGAAGTTCTTTCGTTCGTAGCTATAATGGCTAATGTATGTTTTCTTATCTGTTACAATCTCCACGTTCTGTGCAGGTAGATGGTATATGTGTACTCCATCAAAGTAAAGGAAGATGTTACCCTCCGTTACAAAATCCAGATATATGTTACGTTTAAACGCACTTATATCTTGAAAGGGGTTAGGTTGGTGATTTAACAATTGGTGGACTTTATTCTTCCTAAGAAGTGATTGTCCTGCAAATGGTAGTTTATCCCCAACATCTATGTTAATTGCCGAAGCTGCGTCTACTATTAAGTTAACCCCGCGATTAACTACTTCGACTTCTTTATACGCTACTTTATAGCGTCTCCACGGCATAGTGGTTCCTGCTGTAGTCTCTGAACTATGAATTTCAGGCTGTGCAGGATTTAATTTTTCTATTAAGTTATCAATTATTCCCATATTCTTTAGCTCTTCTCTTTTCTACCCACCGCTTTTGCTTAGGGCCGGTCGCTAGTTTAGGACGTTTGCCGTAGATACTGTGAAGTTTAAGATGATGCCCGTGACAGAGTGTAACCGTTTCGTAGTATACATTAGTATATTCTTCTTCGATAAATCTGTCACGAACAGCAATAATATCTTCCGCAGTTTCAATTGCAATGCCGTTCTCTTTTAACCATTTCTCCAATAACTCAGTCATCCCGTAAAAGTGGTGAAAGTCTAATTCTTCATTAGACCCACATATCCGACATTCTGAATCTTTATCATACGCGCTCTTAGCACGATCGCGGACATACTTTACAATGTCCCTCTTTAGTTCTGCCATATAGCCAATCCTGTTGTTCAGGTATTCTTTTATATATCTCTAAATTTATACCGTAATTATACCTATACTAAGATAAAAAGTCAAGTCTTATTTTTCTATCCTCATACCTAAACTGTGACGTACGAAGCTACGAAGGTATATAAGGCATATCGTAGTGCATCTGACATATGAGATGCCATGTTATGTACTGGCTTCTCTCTTAATAAGTTTTGGTTTGGATCCCATTGATATTGATCAATAGACATTAGTGAATTTTTACATCTTTGGTCTATTATAAGTCTATCATTCTCTACAATTGTTGCCACCGCGGAAATTCCCGCTAAAACATCTTTTGTAGCGTTAACTGTAGATATATCGTAATCTTGAGCCAGATCCCATCGCATTTGCTGCGCTGCTGAATCAATGTAAATTACATCGATATCGTACTTATT